CTTCAATAGCTGCATTAAATAACTCATCAGCATCTTGACCTATTGACTTAGCAAACTCTCTTATTAATTCACGATCAGCTGGTGATATTTGAAATCCGTTTCTACCTTTAAATGCTTTACCTTTAACAACTTCCATTAAATCAGCTGTTAACTGTAAAGGATCTTCAATACTTTTAGCCATCAACATCATTGGGTCGCTGAAATAAAAAGCAAATTTACCACCAAGTAATCTGGCTGTTGCAGCCGCCTCAATTGCTGTTTCTGGGTCAGTGAAAGCATCCTTAAAAGCCCCGACACTTTTTTTAACATCAATTCTAGCTTTTTGAGTTTTGATAATTAGTTTGGTCATACCTTCTAAACCCTTCTCAATACCAAACCCAGTTAATTCAACAACCAATTCACTAGCTTTCTTAAGAATCGTTGTTTGGTTCTGAGAAACCGCCATTGATTTTTTTCTAACAAAATCGGTGAATTTTAATGTTCTGTCTAAAGAATATCCAAGGTTTTCAAAATTACCTATAAGTTCACCAGCGGCATCAACACCAAGCCCTGTACCTAAACCAAGCTCAATTATTGATTTAAATTCAGTACCACTAAAAACTCTATTTCTATTTGTTAATCTATTATAGGCATCGTAAGCCTCACCAACTTGCTCAATGGTACCACCAACATCTAAAACTTCATTCATTATTGTTGGCATCTGATCTAAAAAATTTTTAGATTCACTCGCAATTAAACCAGAGTCAGCCGCAACACGACCAACCAATCTTTGCATTTCTAAAAATTTTTCATAAACAGCACCAACCCCAAATTCAAAATCAAGTAAATTTTTTGCAAAAGAAAAAGCAACTTTAACAATACTTAAAGCCACTCTAAATAAAGCTTTTAAAGCACTCCACGCTAATTTAGCGACAAGCATTATTATGGCCAAATATGGGTTACCACCTTTGGCGCTTGATTGAACAGAATCAGCAACGTCATCCATTGCATCTTTAATATTTTTTTCAATTTCAAGTTGTACCCTCTTTTTAAATAACTCTTGACCTAATTCGGTTTTATTATCTTTTATCGCCTCGTTTTCTTTTTCTTTAAAAAGGTTTATTTGATCTTCAAGAAATATTAAATTCTCTTTTCTTTTTTGTCTTTCTTTGTATAGTTTGTGTTTTTCGGCTTGGATTCTTTTAAAATAAGCGTATAAACCTTCATTCTTAGAATCCCATCTATACATTTCTTTTTTCTGGGCAATAGCATCGTTATACGCATCAATTACATCTTGTACGTACCCCTCAATCATTTGTTGTGAATCGGTTGAAGCTGCCGTGTTAACTTGCAACTTTTTAACCATTTCATCTATTGCTGATGCTATATCTCCTTGCATTATTAATAAGTAACAATTATTTGGCCACCACTTTTTCTAATATTTCTTATTTTTTTTGGTAACGCTTTATTAACAAAATCTAAATTACTTCTATCATTAAAATAGGCTATAATTTTGTCTATTGTTGACGGTAATACATTATTGATCTCTACTTTTCTTGTAACTTTTTGTTTATTTGTATGTATAACAATTGTGTTATTTAAAGTATGCACTCTAATATCATCTGGATTATTTGGGTCCACATTTATTTTCACTTGTGTTTTTGTAAAATCATCCGATAAAAGTGCTCTTAAATTTTTATTATTTAAGTGTATTAAATTTTTATCATACTTAAGTTTAACGTCCTGGTACTTCTTTTTATCAACAAAATATGCTATTGTGATAATAATTGCAGCTAAATCCTCACCATCACCCAAAACACTTTTATCATACATTAATGTGTAGGAACTGATATTCCTATAATGTTTCCCTGCGATTTTTAATAGGTTGTCTTCGGCTTTATCTAAATAAGCGTTACCTCTATTGGCACTAACTTGCGCTTGAACATTTGCTTCTATGTCAGGCTTACCGACATTTGGGTCGTTTTGTGCATCTTCTTCAGATTTTGCTATAAACTCTTGGAAACTTAAAGGTTTTACATTAGTCATATCCTCATCTGGTAGTTTTGTAAATTTAACTTTACTACTCCAAGGCCAACTTATCTCACTAAGATTCTCAAATATCTTTTCCAATTGAGCTTCTGTTATAACATATTTTTTCATAAACGTATTTTAATATAAATATCGAATAAAACAAAAAACCCACCTTGATAGTGGGTTTTATTTATCTTCTTCCAGCTTTCGCTTTATTCATCTCTCTTTCTCTTGCTTCTTTTATTTTTTCGTTTTCTTCCATCAAGATATCAATAAATTTCCTTCTCTCAAAAACTGGCATAACCATTACGTCTGAATAAGTAAAATTAGCATGCTTAACCAATATGTACGATTCGTACATCATTTGGTTTCTATACTCATACGTAAGGCCAAAGAAATTTGGCTGTAATAGGAAGTTCACCAAAAAAAAACTCTCCACTTGGAGCTTCTACATTGATGGTCAAATCAAGACCTGGTTCGTTATCTGATAAATGCTTCCTAAATTCAGCAGAATCCATTGGTGACATAGTATCAATGAACTGGGCAATTGCAGCCTTTTCTCTGATACCATCAACTTCAGTGATTTGACTTTGTAATCTAAGCGTCATCAATTGGCTAATTGCGTTTGAGCCCATTTTTTTGGTTCTGGCTTGGTCTTCTTTAACCAATTTATCATCTTCATCAGATGTCAAATATCTAAACTTAACTGTTTTCTTACACTTTGGTAGTGTAAATGAACATTCACCATTTTCATCTGGTTGTAAAGCATTTTCTTTTGTTGGTAATTGACTAATATCAATGTCCTCAACAAATTTTTCACCTGTTTTAGGGTCAGTTAATTCAACTGGATAAATTTCACCATATCCTGTTGCTCTTAAAAAGAAGATAATAGCATTTCTATCACCTGGTAATAATTGACCAGCTTTGATGTCTTTATCTAAAATCTTTTTTTCCAATAAAACATCTAAAACTTTACCGTTTTGTAATAAGTTTGGTGATGTTAAAATGTTCTCATCAGCCGCTGTCATATAAGCAACCTTGATAGTATCTTTTTTGTTTTTGTAAAATTTACCACCTGAAGGTAAGCTAATCACGTCATGCGCTGGCTCAAAGTAAACTTGTTGTCCGTTATCCATATTTTATTTATTTAAATTAATTATAGTACATTATTAAATAGTGTAAACAGTATTTTTTTTAAAATTTACAGTTTACTCGTTTTTTGACGGTACTTATTATAATAATACGCACATATGACCAAAAAGAAAAGAAAAATTGGGAAATTATTTAAAAAAATGGGTGGTACCTCAAACCTTGAAGTATCTTTCGCTGAAATACTTACGAGTTTGAACATAAAGTTTGAACAACATTTTGTCTTTAAAAAACGAGAATTTGATTTTTTATTGACTGAACATAACATTTTGGTTGAAACTCATGGTTGTTTTTTTCATTGTTGTAAGAAACACAATCCAGAGCCAAAATACGCCTTCCAAAGAAGAAACTTAAAGAATGATCAGTACAAGGTTAAAATCGTCAAATTTGACCCCGCATACACCTTAATGGTCATTTGGGAACATGAGTTGGAAACTCAAACCGTGTTAATGGAGAAAATTAACACTTTTGTTGGTAAACACAGTAAATTGCTTAATGGGTAAAAAAAAAGGGGTCGCATAGCGTCCCCTCTTTGTAAAAAGTAATTGCAAATCTTAGTAAACCAATATACAACGGTCCATTCTCAATGTTGCGGTGATATCTGCGATTTCGTCATCGCTGTATTCTAACGATCCAAAGTCAACGTTGGTCATAAATGTACCTTGAAGGATCCATTTTTCTACAACAACACCTGTTGGATCAAGCATTTCTAATTCAATATCTTTTTTATAACCAGCAGCATAACCCATTCTTCCTGTTACTGATTCAGCATGCAAACGAACCCATTCCATTAATGCTTGTGCAGCTGAAGGACCAATTGGGTCTTTAAACGTAACATCAATTGCATCCCAAGTAAATCTACCAGCTACCCATGTAGAAGTATTTAAGAATGGAATCTCAACTTCGTTTATTGCAATTTTTGGTCTTGACGTAGAGATTACAAACCACTCGTTAATACCAAGTGAGCTTGGGAATCTTAAAATAAACCTGTTCTTTCTTTTTGGTTCGTAAGGAACAGGCATTTTCATTAATAAGTTAGCCATATTTTTTCTTTATTTAATTTTGTTTTATTGTTTATTAATAAATATCTTTGTTTTTGCTTTTGTACACCTTTTTAAAAAAATATTTCAAAATACTTGACTTTTGCCGTTTTTTATCTTATTTTTGTTAAGGGTCTTAACCAAGGTACTCTATTCTTATAGTACTATAATATAATAGTAATTATATTCTATTCTATATATGTACTATATACTTATTTTTCTTTGTTACTTTCTTTTTAACCGCTGACGGAAAACCACCTACGGTAAAAAATATGGGGGTACTATTAAGGCACCCCCAGTTTTATTATAT